ACTGACTATCAGCTAGAGCCGCTAAACGGAATTGCTGGGGGCGTTTACTCTCCTTACACACGCATTCGCGCTGTCGGTGACTATTTGTTCCCGACTGTCAACTTCCCAGATTCTCAGGGCGAAGCAACTGTTCAGGTAGTCGGATTATTCGGTTGGGGAACTGCCGTACCTACCGATGTTCGTCAGGCTTGCAATCTTCTAGCAATCCGCGAGTTCAAGCGCTATGACTCTCCGCTTGGCGTTGCCGGATTCGGTGAAATCGGAGTAGTCCGCGTTAGCCGCACAGATCCAGACATCGAATCTTTGCTTGCTCCATTCCGCAAGATTAGGATGGCCTAGTGGCATCAATTACCGCAATTCGTCAAGGCATCGCCACGAATCTAGCGGGCGTGCCTGGGCTTAGAACATCTGCCGAGATACCTGACAACCCAACTCCGCCAATCGGCATAGTAAACCTTGAGAGCGTGGAGTTTGATGGCGCTTTCAACCGAGGCTTGACTACCTATAACTTCGTCGTTACCATCATTGTTGGCCGTGCGGCTGAGCGACAAATGCAAAGAAAACTGGACGGCTACCTAGATGTAGCAGGGGAAAATTCAGTGAAACTTGCGATAGAATCAGATAAGACCCTTTCGGGTGAAGTGTTTGACCTGCGCGTCGAACGCGGCACTTCGATTGGTTCGATAATAATAAATGATCAAACCTATCTGGCGGCTGAATTCACAGTCACCGTCTTTGCATAAGGAGAATAACACATGGCTAAATTCGTTGTGACTGCTAATGCCGTCACTCTAAACGGCAACGACATCTCCAGCAACTGCGCACGCGCTGAGCTGGTAATCAATGCCGCTGAAGTTGATGTAACCGACTTCGGCTCAGCTGGCTGGACAGAGGTAATCGGTGGACTAAAGTCCGGTACCGTTTCTCTAGACTTCCACTCTGACTTCGGCTCAGGTGCAGTGTCCTCACTGTTCCAGAACCTAGTTGGAACTATTGGTACAGTAACACTTATTGCTGGCAATGGAACTGCTCCATCTGCAAGCACCCCACGCTACACTGCAACTGTGATGGTAAACAGCTTTACCCCAATCGCAGGCGCAGTAGGCGACCTCAGCACCTTCTCGGTATCATTCCCGACTACCGGTGCTGTAACCTACGCAACTGCATAACAAAGGATAAATAATGCGACTCAACCTAGGTATCAACTTCGCAGACGGATCTAAAAAGGAAATCACTGCCAGCGCAGCTGACTTGGTTGCTTTTGAAGATAAGTTCAATCTGTCAATCGGTTCGCTCGCTACTAGCCAGCGTCTAGGACACTTGTTGTTTCTAGCCTGGCATAGCGAGTTCCGACGCAAGGCTACAACTCTGGACTACGACAAGTGGCTAGAGACAGTAGAAAGCGTTGGTGAATCGGAGACAGACCCAAAATAAAGGGCCTTGGCGATGACTCAGCACACTGGTTCATCGCTGCTCTTGCAGTAGAAACACACATCTCTCCACGCGAGTTATTACTTCTCGATGACAGGATGTTGTGGACAATGTATCGCTGGATAGTGGCTAAGAACATTAGTAAATGAGAGCCGCCCCTTCGGGGGCGGTTTTTCTCATTGCGGTAGAATTGTTTGAAAGTAAGGCGGTCATTCTTGTTACTTGCATCAATCTTTGGCTCTCTACAGCGCTCTTATATTTCAGGAGCGGTAGGCGGATGGGGCCGCATTGCCACAAGAAGCGCCATAGCGATAGGTAATTTCAATTCCGCAACAGAGCTGAACGCAAGCGGATCCAAGGCAACGGTAGAGCTAAAAGACCTAAAAGCCCTTGAACAGCAACTAAAAGAATTCGGTCCCGATGCTCTTAGGACATTCAAAAGAAACGCTAGAAGGGTGGGAACCCCTGCGCGAGATGCCCTTAGAAGTGTTTTTCGCAGCGTTGGCACAGCTGGACCGCTAGGAAGCCCTAGACGCCCTGGCCGTAGATACGACAAAATGGCAACTTCATACAATGGCCGTTTGTCCTACATGACTAGCTACATTCGTAACTACTCCAGCAAGGGCATTGATATCAATTACAAGAATCGAAATGAGGGTCGCGCACTTCAGCAGCTAAAAACTGCCAAAGACGGCACAATTTCGGTTGTTCGATTGTTAGTCAAAGCTCCGGCTTTTATTGTCGCTGACATGGCTGGCAAGAGCAATAGCTCCAGGATTGTTTCCGGACCAGTTAGAGAATACAAAACAAATCTCTTTGGTCGCGGTGTAGTTCAGGCTAATGAAGCCATGAGACAAATGACGCCAGCCAGATATGAAGCTAGGACTAAGTGGCTTCAGGCATTGGATCGTCAAGCTCACAATAGGCGTCAAAACAGAGCGTCAAGGTACGCATGGCCTACTATGGAAAACTATATGAGCAAACACAAAGTAAATGTGGCAACTCTATTGAATGAAGTGATTGCTGATACTAATAAGAGACTAGGCAACTAATGGCATTACAGAGTCTTATACTCCCAATTCTGTCTGTATTCCGCTCTGCGGGATTACAGCAGGCATCTGGCGCGCTTAGAAGCCTTACTGGTAACTTCAATAGTCTTGCCGGACAGATTGGTCTTGCTGCTGGTTCTTTTAGCGCTTTTTCAGCTCTTACTTCTGCGCGACAGTTTGCCGTTGATTCAGTAAACGCGACAGCCCAGTTCCAGCGAAACATTCTTGGTCTAAACCAGGTATTTGAGCAAGTTACTCCGCAGATTATTTCGTTTACCAAAGAAGTTGAAAACTACGGTTTATCACAAGCTCAAGCTGCTCAAGCTTCCGTGTTCTTGGGTTCGGTTCTAAAGCAGTATGGTTTTACAACTGCTGAGTCGGCAGATCAAACAGAACGCCTTGTAACCCTTGCTCAAGACCTTGCAACCACCTATGGTTACGATGTCCAAGAAGCTCTCCTAGCCATTACCGCCCTATTCCGTGGTGAGTACGACCCGATTGAAAAGTTCGGTGTCGCTATGAAGCAGAACGAGGTAAACGCAGTAAGAGCTGCACGCGGACTAGGCGATTTGACTGGCGCTGCCCAAATGCAGGCAGATGCCCAGATTCGACTTGAATTGCTATTCCAGCGCTCAGCAGATGCTGTTGGCGCTTTTGGTAGGGCGAGTGACACCCTTTATGCATCACAGCAAAGACTGAATGCAATAGTTGGCAACCTACAAATAGCTTTTGGAGAGCCATTACAAAAGCCTCTTGCCGGCGTCAATCAAGTTTTTGCTGATTTAGCTCAAAAATTCGGTCCAGAAGTTGTTGACATCGGTGTTGCTATTGGTTCAACTATCGAAGCAATTACGCCGCTTATTCAAACACTTGGTGAGACATTCTTCCTGGTTCTGGCTCCACTACAACAGCTTGTAGATGTTCTAAACCTGTTCTTAGGCGCTGTTTCTGGAATTATCGTTCCAATTGCTCAGGCCTCTAATGACATTGTTGAACTTTTTGTTCAAGCAATTGATACTTCAACTAGCAGCCTTACATCAGCAATTATTCAGTTGCAGAAATGGATAGGCCTACAGGACAAGATTGACTGGAACAACTTTATTCCTGAATGGCTCAGAAAAGGTCTGGATTGGAAGCAAACTGGTCTAGATCAGGTAGATGATTACCTAAAGAGACTTGAAGAAAACAATAAGCGCAGAGCCGGAACCTTTGACTCAGAAATGCGTCAAGAAACGGCTATGGCCAATCGAGTATTGGAATCTGCTTCTGCTTATCAGGCAGCTCAAAAGGCCATTGACGATTCTGCTAAATCACTTACTTATTACCAAAAAGAGCTTGAAAAACTTGGCATTTATACAAAATCAGCCGAGGGCGATCTTATTGGTTTGGCGAATGTATTTATACAAATTGATGACGAAGCTAGAAAATCTCAAGCCGCAGCTGAGCTAGAGCGTATTGGATTCAATGCTTCTCAAATTGAATATTTCCTAACTCGCCCAGATTGGGCTGCAATATTCGGTGAAATAAGCCGACTGGCTCGTATTGCTGCTCTAGACATTGCATTTATGACTAGTGCTGATGCTGCCGAGCGGCTTGGCATGGGCAACATTGAAAACGCTAAGCGAGCGCTTGATGAACTTAGAAATAGTGTTTTTGGTTCAAGAGGCAGCACTAAAACTAAAAAGGCCGCAAAAGA